CCACAGATCGTTGGAGCGGGCAAGCTTCACCCACAGCTGCACGACGTGTTCCATCGTGACCCCGCCCGGGTCGCGCAGGTCGGCGTCGAAGTCCCGGGCACGCACCTCGTCGCGGCTGTCGCCGTCGCGGTACTCGGGTCGGCCGGTTCGGTCCGGGTTGTGCGACGACGGGTAACGCTGGTGCGCGGTGTCGCCGATCGACCCATCCGACCTCGTGTCCCGGCCCGGGAACCGCTCGTTCAGCTGATCGCGGGCCTCATCAAGATTCGGTACCACGGTCCATGTCATCGATGTTCACCTCCAGGTCTGGCCAGTCGGTCTGGGCAGGGTCCGCCCACGGGTCGGGGATCTGGATCCCGATGTGCTGCTCCGGGCTCTCGTCGGGTGTTGGATGAGGATCGGTGGTGGTGGTCATAGGTGTCTCCCTGGCGTCGGAGTGGGTGGTCATAGGACGGCGATCCACTGCACGGGGATGTCGTCCCATGTACTCAGCGAGGCAGCCCCATCACCGCGGTACAAAAACAACGTGAATCCGCTTGCGCTGATGCTGATCGGCCTGGACTCCCAGCGGCTGGTGGTGCCGCTGCCGGAGACGATCTGCGTTGTCACCTGCGGGCGGGCTGCGAACGGCTGGGCGAATGTGACGACCTGTGTGTGGGAGGTCTGATCCACGAAGGACACGGCGATCTCGCCGGACTCCCGCTCCCCGAGCCGTGCCGGGGTGAGGTACATCCCGGATTGCCAGTGCGTCATGCCGTCCTCCTCATAGGGACACCACCGCCGGGTCCCATACCTGCACCTCCGTGCCGTCCGGCCACGCCCTACTCACCCCGTTGACGGCCCGCGCGGACAGGGTCACGGTCTGCGTGAGTTCGGTGCCGGTGATGCTGGTGGCGGTGACGCGCTCCCCACCGCCGAGCCGCAAGTCCATGGGGAAATCCGCAGGATCCGTTGTCCAGGCGCCGTTTCCGGCGGTCGAGGTCATCGTCAGCGTCAGCGCCGACTCGGATACGGCCGCGATGGTGGAACCGTCCGCCGCGACCCGCTGCGGGCCGTCAGCAACGGCGACGTCCCACGGTGTGGCAGGCTCACCCGTCCACGTGATCCGCCACTCCCGCTCGGTGATCGTCTCCGTGTAGCCGGTGATCAGCAGCCGTAGCCGGGGCAGGTCGGCTGCCAGCCAGTCAGGCATGCCGACGACATCGAGGACATCGCCGGCATCGACGGCCAGCACTGAATCGAGCAGGTCGGGATTGCTCTGCCAGCCCGGTGCGTCGAGCCGGACGGTGATCTGCGGTACCCGCGGCTCGGCGACGGTACCGAGGTGCACCGCCCATCCGGCGTGGTCGGCGAGCTGCGCGTCCGACAGCAGGAGCAGGGTGTGCTCGTCTCGGTAGATGCCCACCCCGCCCGGTGGTGGCAGGGCGGCCAGCGGCCCGGAGGTCTGGATGGCTCGGGCCGATCCGCCGTCGGTACGACGGATCGTGCGGTCGTTGCGAACCAGCTCGTCATCGTCGATGGGCGCCACGGGCGGCACCAGTAGCCCCGCGCTGTAGTCCAACGTCACCGGCGTCTGGTTGTAGAGGCTGGCGCGGCGCCTGTAGTGCAGGTTGCCGGAGTCCCGCAACTCCGACAGCATCCCGCCCTCAACCTCGATCGCGGCGGCGATCACCTCCGCCGTGGTGCCGACCGGTTGCAGTCCCATGCGCGTCGGTTGTGGATCGGCTGCGGCTGCCAGTACCGCGGTGACGCCGGTCTCGGCGGCGGCGCGGACGATCCGGTCGGCGGCGTCCTCACGCTCGTACCCGCGCTTGTGCTCAAACACGGATACGCCGTACGCATCGTCTACCGGCCACGTCGGCAGCACTGGCGGCGGCCCGGACGCCCACAACGCGAGGTGCCCGACGGGCATCTCCAGCGTGGAGGCCACCTCAGTCGGGTTGATCGACACCGAGGTCACAGCCCCGATCGTCCCCAGGATCGAGCCCGCGTACTGCGGGCTCGATCGATCCTCGTACGCCTCCAGACGCACCAGACCGTTGACCTCGACCAGGCACACGGTGAGCTGATGAAACGAGCTGTTGTAGCCGCCGTCCTCGGCGACCACCCACTCACCGCCGGAGTCGTCATACGCCACGATCTGGGTGCGCGTGGGGATCTGCGTAACGCGGACCTGCCACCGGGGCAGGGTCCCTCCCTGGGTGGTCCACTCCAGTAACACCAGGTCCCCTGACAGGGGGCCCACATCTGCCAACTGCCACGCCACCTGCCATGTGTGCGCCTGCGCGGCACCGGTCGCCACGGTCGCCTCCGCTGGCACTCGCGCCGACAACGACCCTCCAGCAGACAGATTCACCAGCGCCGGAATGGCGAATCGGACGGAACCGAATGACGTGGTGTAGCCCTCCACAGGCCGGAACTCGATCTCCCCTGTGACGGTCATCGGTGCCGCCGTGGACACCGCCGCGCCAGCCGACTCCGCGAGCTCGCCGTCCTCCAGCGGCCAATACGCCACCGGGGCGGTGGCCTCAATGCCGTGACGCAATGCCGACCACGAGGGCGCGGCGCCCTGGCCCCACCGACGCAGCACGCCGGCGCACTCCAGGTCCACCCACCGGCTCCGCCCGTCCTCAGACCAGCCGCGCGACCAGGACGACACCTCACCGGTAAACCGGCCCACCAGCGGGCCGCCTACCCTGCCGGCGGACACCCTGATCGGAGGGTTGCGGCCCAGGTGCGGGTGCAGGTCCGAGGCCGGGTTCTGCCGCGAGTACCGGCCGGAGGCGTTGTCGAGGCGTAGCCGCAGCGTGGTGTGGTCCGCGTGGTGGCCCGGCCGGCGGACACCGCGTCGCACCGTCAGGCCCTGGTCCGCCCGCACGTCCGCGGTGATGTCCACCCATCCCAACGGCGGGCACCACACCTCCACCGCGTACGCGAATAGCGCGCTCATTGGCCCAGTACCGTTTGGACGATGCCGCCGCGTACCGTGATCGCGCGCCGCAGCACCTCCACAAGCAGGTCATCAAACGGCAAGCCGCTGGATTCGATCCTGATCGTGACTGCGCCCCCGCCGGACCGACCCGGCGGCAGCACCCGCTCACCCGCAAGCGCCATGATCGGCACCTGCTGTCCGGGACTACCCGGCACGCGGCCTCCAGTGTGGAACGTTGGCAGCCGCGGCGCCGAAACACCCCGGCCGCCGATACCCGGCACCCACCCGGGTACCGACCACGACAGCCGACCCACCGTGGAATTCCAGGCCCTCGAAACAGCGTTGAACCCAGCCCGGAACGGGGCAGATATCAGATCACCTATGCGGGAAAAGGCGTTGCCGATCTTCCGAGGCAGGCCGGTAATCCAGTCGATCACGCTGCCAGTGACCCGTTTCACGGCCGCCCATCCGGCCTTAACCGGATCGCCGATTTTGCCCCATACCGCCCGCCACAGGTCTTGAAACCACGTGGTTTTCGTCGCTATCAGCACGACCACGGCGACCAGGGCGCCAATCGCTACAACCACCAGTCCAATCGGGTTAGCGGTCAAAGCGGCGTTGAGTAGCCACTGCGCCCCCGCCCACATTTTCGACCCAAACGCGGCAACCTTTTGCGCCGCTGCGGCGGCGAGGGTTCCGACCCGCGTGGCTCGCAGCCACCGCACACCGGATTTCATGGCCGGAATCAGGAAATTGTACAGACCGGAGGCCAGATCGCCGATGGCGAAACCCATCAACAGCAGGGCTTCAAACCCAATGCCATCCTGGGCGACGCGCACGCCCTCCATGCCGTCCTGCACACCCGTCAACGTGTCCCGAAACCCCATTGCGCGGGTGTCCACATCGTCGGCAGCAGCGCCCACGCGGTCGAACCCGTCCGCCGATTCGCGGACGTCGCGGTCCATTGATCGGGCGGCCTGACCGACACGGTCGAACGCCGATTCGAGCTGGGTCGAATCCCCGGCGAAGGTAAGGGTGACGTTGTTGCCAGCCATCAGTCGACCTCCACCCCAGCCGATTTCGCGGCATCCAGTAGCGCCCGCTCAGTGATCCGCTGAACCTCGCTACGGTTGGCGCTGTATCCGGCCCACAAGTAGCGGCCCTCCCGGCGGAATGGGCGGCGCACAAAACGGCCACGACCGACCCGCCCACCGAAATCTAGCCACGGGTAATACGGCACCCTTGCGCCACCGGCACGCACCCGTACCGCCCGCCCGGTTGAGGCAACCCGCAGGGACCGAGCTGCCCGCCCGGACCGGCGCGGCACCCGAGGACGCGCCCAATCCACGACGACCTGGGCGGCGTCGTTCATGGCCACCCGCAACGCCTTCGGCGCGTTGGAATCGAGCTTGCGAAGGCTGCGGGTGAACGCTGCGAGTCCGTCGATCTTGATCGGGTCAATCACCGTCCACCTCCTTCCGCCTTCAGGCGTTCCAACTCATCCCGCTGCGCTTTACGGGCGTAGTACACGCCCCACTGCACAAATTCATAGTTGCTCATTCCCACGCGCAACTCCGCGACCGTGCGGCCCAACTTCTGCGCGAGAAAGAACTCAAACTCAGTCTCCGGGTTTGTCTCGAAAGTTTGACATCGCCTCTTTTTGCGATGTGTCGAGCATCCCGGATAGCTCCTGCACTTTATGGACGATCGGGTCCATCTCTCCAGCCGGAGCCACCTTCTGCCAGCGGCCTACCTCAGCCTCGGTCAACGGCGGGTCCACCATCGCGGCTGCCAGCATCTTTCTTTCCAGGGTCAGCACGCGGGGGCCATCCAGGTGTTCGGTGTCGGTGGCCTTGCGCACCAGGTAAATCTCCGCGCGGCTCAACGTTCGCACCCGCACAGTCCCCACGCCGGGAATCGGCACGTCCGCCACCTCGTTCAGACGCGGCGTCAGTAGGGCCTCTTTATCTACCATCTGTTCAGCGTCCATTGATGCCTCCTTACGCCTGGGTCGAGTGGGTGACGTCGTCGCTGTGGGTGAGTTTGACCGTCCACATCACGTATTCGGCGACCGCATGGGTTTCCTTGTACTCGCCCACGACCACATCCACAGATCTTTCCGGTAGGCCGGTGCCGGTCCCCTCAGGGCGATACACGAAAACGGCATTGGTGCCGATCAACGGCTCGATGACGGCCCGGGGTCCGGTGACGGCGGTGTTGTCGTAGGTGCCGGACAGGTCGGTGGAGCCGTCGCCCAGTCCACCCCTGTAGACGTTGTTGTTCTTGCCGTAGGTGGTGAGTTTGCGGACATCGGTGGATCTTGCCCAGTCCGAATCGTTGACGAACGTCGATAGGTCAAATCCGCCGAGTGATACGTAGGTGTGTTTGCTGTGCACTTCGGCCATGTCAGCTCCTGCCGGTGATTTCGAGTGCGTACATGTCTCCGGCACCGGTGTTGATCAATGCCGGCTCGGCTGTCTCCGGGTAGATCGGACCGGCCTGCAACGCGGCCACGAGCGCGTCGAAGTGCTGGTCCAGCCAGGTCGACGCACCGCGCTCGTCTTGCGGTAGGAGCACGATCACGGTCCAGGTGCGCCGCCAGATGAGGTCGGCTTGCCGGTCGAGGGTGGGCAGGGTCGGCCAGGCGTCCCCGGGTCGGGGGGTGGTGGGCCGGTGGGGGTAGCCGTTAACGCCGGTGACGGTCGACAGCGCCGCGGCGATAGCCGCCCGCTCGGTGGCGAGACTCATCAGCCCATCACCAGCCGTCGGTGGGGTGCCTCCAGGCGGCGGACCTCGGGGTCGCGTCCGGGCAGCAGCATCGCCCCCGCCTCGGCGTCGCCCTGGTGCACGGCAAGGGGGAGCTGCCGTAGCGCCAAGTTGCGCTGGACGCGCCGTAGGAGTGCCTGCCGCAGGTCGTCGGGGTAGACAGCGCGAAGGCGGCACACGGCTCGTTGGGCGGCCAGCTCGGCGTCGAGGGCGTCTTGCAGGTCGGTGGTTGCCCAGGATGCGGCGCCGTCGCGGAGGTAGTCGGCCACGTCGTCGGTGGTGGGCATTCCCGCCGCGGTGGTGGTCGTGGTGGCGTACGCCGCGAGGTCGGTCACGTCGTCACCGGTGGCTGCGCGGGCCACATGCCGGCCCGGCATGGTCGGCGTGTAGGTGGCCCGGTACCGGCCGAGGGTCACGGTCTCCACTGTCGGGGTGGTGGTGGTGTCGTCGGGCAGGGTGACCGTGACGACCGGCGCCGTATCGACGGCCGCGCCGTCAAGGTCGCGGACCTCCACCTCAATACGCCACTGCCCGCCCACCGGCAGCAGCGTTGACGGCGGGGATACGGCGCGGATCGTCACGGGTCTACCTCCTCGTCTACCTGGTGGCGGCTTGGCGGCGTCGGTGTCGCTCAAGCTGGCGGGCCATCGCGGCCGACAGTTCGGCCACCTGGTCGCGCAGGTCGGCGACCTCGGCGCGTGTCTGCTGGAGGTCGGCCGCTACCTGCGCGGCCGACACTCGCTGTCCGTCGCTCATCAGGACGCCGAGTAGGCGAGCTGGAGCACGTCGGAGTTGCGGCTCACGAATTCGGCGCTGTAGCCCCAAATGCCGATGCCCACGTAGGACACGGCAACCCGGTCTAGGTCGATGCGCTGCGGCGGGGAGAACCACTGGTAGACGGAGCTGGGCACGAACAGGTAGGACCTCGCGGGTCCGCCGTTGGCGGTCGCGAGCGCCCACGCCGGTACGCCGCGTTTGCCGGACACCCGCACCGAGGACAGGTCGGAGGCGGTCTGCCCGGCCACGTTCTGCGGCGCCTCCAGGGGGAACAGCGGCCTGCCGTCGGCGTCAACGGCGGCGGCGATCGCCCCGTACAGGTCCTGGTTCAGCGCGAACCCGGTGTACCGGTCGCCGCCGCGGACGAACTGCAACCCGGCGAACTGGCCGATGATGGCGGCCTGGAGCGCCTCGTCCACGCCCACGATCGGGGTGTCTGACAGGGTCAGCGCCTGGAGGGCGTCGACCAGCCGGGTTTCGAGCAGTTCGGCGTAGAACTGGGTCATGGCGTCCCACATGACCTGGTCGGTCTGCGGGGTCCCGCCCTGGTCGACAACCTCCCGGTTGACCTTCAGCAGACCGGAGATCGCCTTCGGTGACACCTCCTGTGAGGTGGTGGCGAAGGTACCTTCGGTCGGTTCGGTGCCCTCGGCGTGCTCGCCGGCAAGGCCAGCTGCGGCGGAGAACTTCGGCAGCGTCGACTTGGTAATCTCGGTGACCACGCCGCCGGTGACGGCGCTTCCGATGGGGCGGGTGAACGCGAGCCGGCCGACGTACAGGTCGGGCCGCTGAATGTTCGGGTTCAGCGACGACGTGTCGGTGGTGGTGATGTTCGCGAACGCCATGCGCATCTGGTCGGCGATGAACTTCGACGCCTTGTCGCGCAGCTCCTTGTCACCGCCGAACTGGTTGGCGATGTCGGAGATGAACGATCGCTGCCCTTTGTTGCCGTCGAACCGGTACAGCGGCGGCTCAGTAACCTGCGCCTGCCCCTGCTGGGCTGCGGCCGGGGAGCCGGGAAGTGGGCGGGCGAGCGGGTTCACGACCGCGGGCTGTTCCGGCTGGGGCTGCGGGTGCGCGGCCTGCATCGCCGCGAACATCGCCGATAGCTGCTCCGGGGTGTAGGTGGCGGCCATCTGTCCCTGACCGTTGCGGGCCTGCCCCTGATCAGAGCGGGCGTCGCTGTTGTCGGGCCGCGGTGGTGTGGCCTGTCCGGGGGCCACGGTCTGAAGGGCGGCGAACATGGCGGCGGCCTGCTCCGGGGTGTACGTCGGCGCCTGGGTGGCGTGGCCGCTGGTGTGCGCCTGCCCGTGTTCGGGTCGGCCGTGGCTCTGCGGCTGGTGGCCCTGTGCCTGCGGCTGGTGACCAGGCGGCGTACCGAACCCGTTCGGTGCGGCGCCGAACATGGCCTGCGGCGGGTTCTGCTGCCCGGTGGGCTGGTGGTTAACGGTCGGCACGGACGGGCACGCGATACCGGGCGCGTGCACCTGACCGCAGTAGCTGCACTGCATCGGTACTCCCAACGGTGGTGTGGTGGCCGTCATCCGGACGGCGGTGGTCCGCGCTCCCGCGAACGCGGGCAACGCGACGAGTGAGGTTTCCCGCCACGGCGCGGCCGTGACGTAGACGACGCCCGGATACAGCGGGTCGTCGGTGTAGGAGAAGCCGGCCTCATCGCCGGCGTGGCCGATCCCCACGGACAGGCCATCACGCGCGCCGTCAGCGGCCATGCCCAGCGCCTCGTCACCGGCCGGGCCGCGGGCGACACGGAAGGTTGCCCACTGGCCGACCTGGTCTGACCAGGTGCGCTCCAGCCGGCCCACCGACCGCGCATTGTCGTGATCGATGAGTAGTTTGATCCGGGCGGAGTGCTCCTGGTCAAACTGCAACGCGCCGGGCGCGAATCGCCACCGCTTACCCCCGGACCGGCCGATCTCGCCCCACGGCGCGACCAGCCCGGTAATCGTCCGCCGTTCCAGGTCGACCTGGAAGGCGCCGGCCACCGCCGACGGGGCGAAGACCAAACCGGGGTCGGCAGCAAATGCCGCCGCGGTGCGGCTGGCGCGGGCGGTGATCGACGTGACGGTGGCTATCTGTTCGTCTGACTCGGGCGCAGGCTGCGGCGGGGGTGCCGGGTTGAGTTCGGCGCGTTGTTCGGCGGTCAACGCGGGCATCATCAGGTCGTCGTGGCGTACCTCGTCTGGGGTGATCACCTTCGCGGCGATGTAGGTCTGCGCGATGGTGGCCCGGTCGGTGGGGTTCGGCTCCAGGTAGCGGTCCCAGTCGAAGAGGACCTGCTGCCCCCGGCGGGTGACATCCCCCATGGACAGGCGGGCGGCCATCGCCGCGACCAGCGGCCCGTACGTTTCGTTGATCTTGTCTTGGCGGCGGTCCACCGCGTTGCTGTAGGTGCGCGAGGTGGTCGACACCTGAAGGTCTTCGGCGTCCACCCCGAACGCGTTCGCCACCCCAACCGTCGCCTTGTCGATCAACTGGGCTAGCTGGAGGTCGGCGGGGTTCGGCAGGCTGGCCTGGTGCCACTCCAACGCTGCCGGCACATACCCGTCGGCGCGCTGGCGGCGGCGTGACTGCCAGTCCGCCAGGGCCGCATCGATCGATTCCCGGTCGGGGTCGGCGCCGTCTTTCGGGGTGAACCATCCCCGCATCGCCGGGGAGTCCGCGTACATCTCGGCGGCGTGCTCGTACTTCGCGGCCCGCCGAATCGCCCGCGCCGCCGAGACCAACAGCGGCGGATTCGGGGAGTCGAACCGGAGCATGTCGCGTGCGGGTACCGGTTCACCGGCCACCCACAGCGTCGAGCCGGGCACATAGCCCGATGGCAGGTCAGCGAGCAGGACGCCCGGTGGTGGCTGCGCTGACACTATCGCCGGGTCAACCCGTCGCGCCCACACCGGATAGCGGTGAAAGTCGCGGCCGAGCACCTGTAGCCAGCCGACCGCGTCGAACAGCAAATCTTCCACCAACGATGCGACCGTGACCGGATTCGCCACGTCCGGGTCGACCTGCTTCAGCAGGGGCGACCGGATCGTGGCGTACTCGCCGTCAACCGCTCGAATCGGCAGGGACGCGATGGTGCCAACGATGATGTTCCGCGCCCGCAGCACTGACGGCACGCTCAGCGCGTACTCGCGGGTGACTCGTCCGCCGAGACCGTCGGCCTGTTCCTGCCACCACGGGAACGCGTCCCAGCCCAGCGTGAACTGCTGCGCCGACTCGTTCGTGGGCACGACTGCGGTCGGCTTCCGCGTGAGCCATGATCGCCATCCCACGCATCGAAGTATGCCACATACCGAAAATCTTCCTGTATTCAGGCTTCTCAGCAGGAAATCTTCCCGATTTCAGCTCACTGAAGGGGGCGGTGACGGAAGAGTCATTGATCGCGGGGCTGGTGCCGTGCGCGCCAGATGCACCGCCCCCGCCACCGCATACACCGCATCCACCGGCTGATCCCCAGCCCGCCCGAACACCCACGCATCACCCCGGGCGAGCTTTTCCGCCGCCCCGATCTGCGCGTCCAACATCGCCTGACCCGAATGCGCCAACGTGCCCGCGGTGATCTCCTTGGCCAGGCCCATGCACACCGCGGTTGTCTCCCCGCGGATCTCCGCCACGGCCACACCGCGCGGCGGCCACCCCCGCACACCGTCCTTACGCCGGTCGGCCAACCGCGCAGCAACCGCAGCCGCCGGGCCGGCCGGAAACCAGCCGAGCGTCGTCGGCCGGACCCGCAGCACCCAGCCGGGCAACTCCCGCTCCAGCTGGGACGCGGCGTCCGGGGCCGACCACTCATGCACCGTCTCCACCCGCACCCGCTGATCCTCAAGCGCCACCGCCACCGCGAGCGTCGCGTGACCACCATCCGGCGACAGATCCACACACGCCGCCAGGCGCTGGCGCTGCGCCACGTCCACCGGCGCCGGGTCCAGGCACGCCGCCCAGGTGTGCGGGTCGATCGCCGGGGTCAGCCGCTGCACCCGGACACACATCCGCTCGGTCTTGAAGCTGGCCAGGGCCTCACCGCCGAGCTTCTTCGCCGTCCGCGCCCCATCCAGCAACACATCAAGATCCAGCCCGTACCCGACCGACGGATTCGCCTGCACCAACGCGTCGACATCCTCCGGGTCAGCGTCCTCGGGCGCGCTCCACTCCAGCAACACCAACCGGGACCGCGTGTCGGCAGCCTCGATCGCGTCCAGGGCATCCGCGCGGAGATCGTTCAACACGATCGACCGGTCATCACCGGCGTTCGTCATCGCCCACAACTGCGCATCCCACGGCGACGCCGCCGGCTCGATCGCCGCCCACGCCGAGTAGTCGTGATGCTGCCGCAGCTCATCGAGGATGCCCCGATGCACCGTCAGCGACCGGCCGCCCTCCTCATTCGACGCCGCGATCTTGTACCGGGAGTCCTCCACCGTCCATGACTCCTGCTCCCCGTTCGCCTCCCGCTTCCACCGCGGCCTAGGCATCAACGCGGCCAGCTCCGGATGACGGCCCGCGGCCCGCTCGGCGAGCTTCACCGCCTTCTTCCACGACTCGCGCGCGTAGTCGAGCTTGGTCGAGGTGCCCAGGATCAGCGGCACGGCCTCCACGAACTGCCAGTACAGCGACAGCATTACCGGCAGCTCCGTTTTGCCGTTCTGCCGGGACGCCAGTAGCAGCACCACCCGGCCGCGAGGTCGCCCGTCCGGCAGCAGCTCCCCGCCGTGGATCGCCGCGAACCGCTGCCACGGACGCGGCGGCCGGTCCAACAGGTCGGTCGCGAACTCCACCACGTCGAACCCATACGACGTGTCCGGCGTCAACGCGCACCCACATCCACACGGGCCCGCCGGCCCCGACACCAGCGGCGGCGTGAACAACCGCGGCACGGTGCTACCGAGCACGCTGCTCACGTCGAGCGCGGAGCTCATCGAGTTTGCCGGCAACGGCGCTGCCACCCTGGGTACCTCCCTTCGCACCACGACCAGCAGCCGTCATACCCAGCGCCGACAGGGCGGCCAGCAGCTTCGGCCCCAGGTCCGACAGCACCTCCAGGTCGTCCTGGCGGGCGTCGATCGCCGCCGCGTACCGCCGGACCAACGCCGCACCCGCCCCGTCAGACGGCTGCAACGCCGCCTCACGCAACGCGGCAGCAACCGCCCGACTCAACGGCCCCTGACTGGCCACCGTGCACCTCCAGATCGCTCGGGGAGAGAGAAAAAACATGGCGGCGGGTGTCAGCGGCACCCCCGGCCGGGAAGAACCGGGGGCCGTCCGGCTCACCATCGGCTCACCGCCCGGTTCGGCGGGTCCGTGTGCCGACCTGGCGACCCAATGTGGAGGTTGCAGGCCCGGCACGCGGCCACGATGTGGCGCGGGTCGTCCCCGGTGACGGTCCGGCCGTGGGTGTGGTGGGCGTGTCCGGCGTCTGGCCCGCCTGGCAGGGCCAGCCCGGTGCAGGTGTGCGCGCCGGGCACGCGGTCACACCAGCCGTCGGCGTGGGCCCTGCACCGGTAGCCGTCCCGGGCGAGGACGTGGGCGCGGGTGCGCCTCCAGGCGCTGGTGCTGCCGCCGCGCCATGCGCTACTCACGGCGCCGCCTCCAGGGGCCGCTTTTGGCTCGGCTGGCATGATCAGCAGCTGGACGGTCAGCCTGGATGGAGCAGAGGTGAGAGCAGGCGTGCGTAAATGGGCCATCGGTGGGGCGATCGTGATCGTTGTGGGGCTCGTGGGCGCGCTCGTCCTCCAGCTGCGGGGCACGACCCGATTTGATGACCGGGCCTATTCGGGCAGCAGTTGGGGTAAGACCCCGGATGAGGTCTTCGCCGATTTCGACCTGGCGCTTCCCGAGTGCACCGAAGGACGGATGCGGTACTGGGCAGGCAGCCTGGAGCTGTACATGAAGATCACGGCACCGTCGGACTGCGTCGACCAGTTCATCGAGGTGAACCGGCTGAAAAGCAACGAAAGTGCTCTCCCCGGCCCAGTAGCCCTCGCCAGCGCAGACCGGGAAGCAGAGTTCGGATGGCAGTCGTCCGCGGACCGAAAGTACACCGGGTATCGGCGCGAGGAGACCTGGAAGAGCAACGTGGAAACTCAGGCAACTGCTGACGATGGCGCCACCGAGCGGTCCCTGTACCTGCACGCCTGGCACCAGTAGTCGGCGCGCGGTCATCGGTCATCCCGGCCGTGGCTCTCAGCGGGCGGCTCGGCACCCTGCGCGCCGCCGGGCCGGGAACCGGGGCGGGTGGCGTACCGCGCCCGTGCCCGGTCGATCCGCTCGACGGCGTCGTCGAAGCTGGCGATCAGCTCCTGGGCGTCGCCGAGGGCGGCGCGGGCCTGGTCGCGTTCGGCGGCGAGCTGGTCAACAAACTGCGCGACCGAGCCGGGGTCGCTGTGGCCGGCCCGGTGAAGAGCGGCCGACACGTCGGCGAGCTCGTCGAGAGCGCGGTCGTACTCGCGGTGGATGGGTAGGCGAACGTGCACGTGGGTGACCATTGCGTCTCCTTAGGTGATGGGTTGGGGTTGGCCGTAGCCGGCGGCGTGCAGGAGGGTGACGGCGTCGGCGAGCAGCATCCGCACGGGCCAGTGCATCCGGAGTGCCGGCTCAACGCCTGTGGCGAGTGCGATGACCTGGTGGGCGGGCATGATGGCCCACCAGCGGCCGGCGTTGGCGGTGCCGATCCCGGCGCGTTGTACGACCAGGACGCCCACCTCGGCGTGGGCGTTAACCATTTCGATGGCGAGCTCGAACATCCAGCGGCCGATGGTGACGTCTCCAGCGTTTCGGGCCGCGTCACCGCCCTTGACCTCCCAGCAGATGCCGGGGGTGCCGGTGATGTCTCCGGCGTCGAGGTTGCCGCGGAGGCTGCGCCGTTCGGCGTGGGGCCAGCCGTGGGGTTGGAGGTAGCGGACGACGGCGGTTTCGGCGCGGGTGCCGATGTCGCGGGGACGGGGCATCAGGTCGGGTCTCCTCAGTAGGGGCAGCCGTCGGTGACAACGGCCGGGGTCGTTGGTGGGCTGGGTTGGCGGTGGTGGGTGGGTACCGGGCGGTGGCAGCGGTGTTCGGCGAGGACTGGTCCGGTGAGGGCGGTGCCGGCGATGCGGGTGGCGTCACGGTGGACGAGGCCGCCGCGGGTGAGGGTGTAGGTCTGGAGGTTGTCGAGTAGGGCGGCGATTTCGCCGGCCGGGTTGAGTGGGGTGAGGTCGACGCGGGTGTGGAGTCCTTCGGCGTGGCCGGTGAGGACGGTGGCGCCGCAGCGGGGATGGGTGTCGCTGGTGATGGGGGTGGTGATCAGGTGGGCGGTCATTTGCTGGCCTGCCGATGACGCATGACGCATGACGCGTCTTCTCCGGTTGTGCTGCCGTATGCGCGTACATGCGTGCGCGCGCGGTTGAGGGGAACGGGAGAAAACGCGTCATGCGTCATGATCTTGCTTGTGGAGTGGGTCGACCGTGCCGCCTGAGCTGCCAAAACTCGCTCTGGCAAGATCATGACGCATGTGTCATTCGATGACGCGTTTTGAGCGACGGGCGAGGCGATCATGGTCACCACCCGCCCTGCTCGTCGCGAGCCGATGACGCGTCATCGTCGATCAGGAGCGACAGATTGCCGTACAAGCGGGCGGCGGGGGTGCGCAACCGCAGCACTTTGAAACGCTTCTCCAGCGCGGTGCCGAGGGCCTTAGCGCTGACCGGTGCCTCACCTTCGGCATAGCAGAACTGCTCGTACGCCTCGCGCACCTTCGCGGTCTTGATGGTGACGTGCTCGCCGCCGCCGAGGTGGCAGCACTCCTGCACGAACTTCGCGACGGAGTCCTGGTCGTGGGCGTACTCGGCGGTTGCGGCCTTCACGCTGTCGGGCTCCTGGAGGCCACTGGCGTGGTACTGCGTGGTCCCAGCCGTGATCCAGGCGAGCAACGCCGGCCCGTGGTCGCGGACGAGGATGCCCTGGAGGTCGTCGACGATCTTTTCTTCGGGCACCTCATGCACGAAGGGGATGAGCCGAAGTCGCCGCCAGAACGAGCGCCCGCCGGAGCGCACAGCAGGCTGGTGGTTGCCCATCAGCCACAGGTGGTGGGTGGGTTGGAAGGTGAAGTGGTCCTGGCGCATGAAGCGGGCGGTGAGGCTGTCGCCGCCGGTGAGCATCTTGACCTTGGCCTCGTCGAAGCGGTCGTCCTCGTTGACCTCTGAGCAGATGACCATGCGGGATCCGGCGAGGCGGGCGATCTCGGTTTCGTGGCCGGGGTGGGCCTGGGCCATCAGGAAGCCGACGGGGGCGGTGGTGGCGTAATCGCCGAGCACTCCGGCGAGTGCCTCAAGGAAGACACCCTTGCCGTTGCCGCCGGAGCCGTGGCAGAACGGCAGCACATGCGGACCGACGTGTCCAACGGCGGAGTAGCCGACGAGACGCCGTAAGTAGGTGATGAGTTCGTCGTTGTCGCCGAACGTGTCGGCGAGGAACTCGTTCCAGCGGCCCGGGTCGGCGGTGAGGTCGACGGGGACGGTGGTGCTACGGGTGTGCAGGGCGGCGGGCTCAGCCGCCCGGACGGTGCCGGTACGCAGGTCGACAATGCCGGCGGGGGTGTTGAGTTCCCACGCGTTGGCGTCGAGGTCGTCGAAGTGGGCGACGACATGTGGGTTGTGCTGGGCAAGGCGGGCGATGCCGGTGACGCCAGCAGCGGACATGGCTCGCTTGCGAAAGGTTGCCCATTCCTTGTCGTTGGGAATCCGGTCAGCGAGGGTCAGGAGGAGTTCACGGTGCTGCTCTGCGTCGTCCCATTTCCAGCGGTGCCCGTCCCACATGAGCCAGCGGGCACGCTGCGGGCAGTAGCGGAGGACGTCGCCGTGGTTGGCTACGAGGGCGCGGGCCATACCCGCCTCGGTCGGGCCGAACTGCTCGGGATTCGGTGACGGTTCAGCGAGCACCCGCGCGGCGGTGCCATCAACGGCGGCCAGGACGCGGGCGGCTTGTCCGGGTGGGAGTAGGTCGGCGATGGCGGCGCGTTGTTCGGCCGCCGGGTCGACGCGTTCCAGGGGGGTGCCGTAGCCGGCGCGGGCGAGGTGGCGTGCGGCGGCGGTGTGGTCCCCGCCGTGGTGGAGCACGGCGTAGGCGCCGAATTTGGTGTATGGGGTTTCGGTGTCGAATTCGGTGCTTGAGGAGAAGACGTAGAGCCGGTCGCGGTCTGGGTCTTTGCCGGTGGTGGCGGAGATGCCGGGGGTGTCTTTGCCGGGCCGCCGCCAGGTGCGGTAGCTGCCGTGCTGGCCGGCGACGACCTGCCAGCCGGCTCCGCCGAGTAGCGGGTTGTCGGCCCAGTCGATCTTGTGCTCGAAGTCGTCGCCAGGGCTGAGGGCCGCAGCGTCGCGGACGAGCTGCAACGTGGGTCGGGCTGGCGGGGGCGACTCGGGGGTGGGTGTTTGGTCGAGGCAGCGAAACGCGCGGTGTAGTTGCTCGCGCTCGCCGAGACTGATCGTGGGTACCGCTCCGTAGTGGCCGTAGGTGATTTCCCACGGTCGGCCGGTGGGGTGGGTGGTGCCGGCGGAGGGGGCGACGACGACGAACCCGCCCTCCCCGCGGGTCTCGGCCAGGCCACGCACGATGGTGCGGTGCGGATTCCGTTCGAGGACGGCCCGTTCGTTGTTGGTGAGTTCGTCGTCACGGGCGGGCCGGTTGGCGAGTTTCGTGTTGCCTGGCACCGGGCCGCCGCTGAGCCGGTAGAGGATGTGGAGTCCGCCGGAGGGGGTGCGTTCGGCGTAGCCGTTGGCGGTGACGCGTAGCCACAGATCGGCCATGCCGGCGTCGGTGACCAGCTTGGTGAGTTCGGTGAGCGCGCCGTCGGCCACGGCACGCCCTTCGAGTTCGAGCATCTCCAGGTTGCCGGAGGCGGCGCCGCAGATGAGCCCGAGGCCGGGGTGTCTGCCGGCGAACCAGGATTCGACCTGGTCTCGTGTGGGCCGGCTGGTCTGGTACTGAGCCCAGGATCCGACAGCGGGTGCTTTGCTGCCGTCGGTCTTGGCTGGCAGTACGCAGGCTCCGGCGTCGTGCCACGCCAGCGCTGCGTCCTGTACCTCGGTCATCTATCTGGCTCCTGCGCTTGTCTGTCCGGGGTGGGTGGTGCCGGGGCTCCGGGGCCGCCGGCCAGCCCTGGGAGGGTGGGGCTGGCCGGCGGCGCGGGGGCGCCGGGGACTACTGGCCCATGGCGGCGCGGAGCTTGGCGCGCTGGTCGGTGCTCATCTGCGCCCACAGCGCCGGGTCCACACCGGCCGGCGCGGTGCCGGCCGGCTGGCCGCTGTTGAGGAAGTCGGCGGTGGGGGTGGGCCGCTGGTAGGTGGCGGTGTAGAGCTTCGGTGGCATGCCGCGGTCGGCCTCACCGTCACCGACGTAGGTGACGGTGAGGGTGCCGCCGACTTCGAGGCCCTGGGCGCCGGCCTTGCGGACAGCGTCGCGGACGGCGTTGGTGAGGCTCTTGCCCTTGACGTAGATGGCGCGGACGCCGTCGTCCTCCACGTCCTGCGGGTCCCGCTCGCTGGTCTGGATCTGCACGACCAGCTGGAGGCGGGGCTTGCCGTCGTCCCAGGTCAGCGGCCGGCCGGTGCCGAACTCGGTCTGCTGGGTGACCTCCGGCTCACGGACAATCTGCCCGGTGACGGTGGTGCCGACAGTGGGGAACTTGGCGGACTTGCTGCCGCTGCCCATCAGGAAGTCCTGGGCGGTAATCGTCATGTGGTGCTCCTTGGGTCCGTGGCCCGGATAGGGCCGCTGGGTGGATGGGTGGTTGGCCGGCCACCAGCAGGCGGCCGGAGGTTTAGGGGGCGATGAGCCCGTCGGTGAAGCGGCCGACGCGCCGCTTGTGCGCGGCGGCGTCACCGGCGCACCCGTCCCAGCCGGTGGGTTGACTAGGCCGGTGGAACGGGCACCACTTGCAGCTGTCAGCGCTGGGGGTGGCCGGGACGGCGGCGATGAACGCCGGGTTGGCGGTCACGTCCAGGTCGAGGAGCAGTTGCACGGTGGCGTAGTAGCGGTCGATCGCCCGGTGGGCGATGTCCGGGTCGTAGGGTTCGGTCCACTCGTCGGAGTCGTCGTACTGCCACGAACGGGCCAGCAGCACGAGACGGACATAGCGCACCCGCCGGCCCTTACGTTCGTGGCCGAGCCCGTACAGGTGGCCCTGCACCCGGTAGTCGGGCGACACCTGCTCGGCCGGCGGCTTACCGGACCGTTTGGCGGTACGTAGCGTGTTCAGGGCGGTGGTGCCGACGTGTTTCCAGTCGACGACCATGTGGTGGTCGGTGTCGAACGCGTCGCCGTGACCGCGGATACCGTCCACGTCGGGTAGTCCCGGGTCCACCACGAGGTCGTCCTCGGCCAGCCAGCGCTCCCGGCCGAGCTGGGCGTTCCAGAACGCGACGACCTGCTCCATCTCGGCGTGCACCGCGGTGCCCTGAAACGGCGCCCACGTGGGGGCGTTGACCGGGCGCCGCGGGGCCCCGGCGAGTTTGCGGGCCATCTGCTGCTGACACGGCGTACCCAACTCCGACGGGCCGAGCCGCTTCTGCATCGAGCGGGGACGGCTGGCGTCGTAGTCGATCAGCACCCGCCGAAGCTCACCGACCGTTGACGGCGGATCGACGTCGGGCTCTCCCGCCGGCTCCGCCGCAGCGGCGGTGAACAGGTCAACCGGCGGGGGCGCCGGTGTTGGTGCTGGTGGCGGCTCGCATCCGATGTGCCAGCCGGCGCCGGTACCCGGGTCAGTGACCAGCATCGGGTCGAGGCGCTCCCCGCACCTGGCGAGGCAATGCGGCTGGGGCGTCTTGCCGCCGGTCAGGCTGGCGATAACCGCATCAAGGGTCGCCTGGTCCACACTCACGCCGCCTCCTGGTGGTCGTCGAGATGGTCGAGCTGCCGCTCCTCGTCGAGGTCGACGCGGATGCAGTCGGGGCACTGGCTGGCGCCGTACAGGTACAGCCGGTCGGTGGGATCCCACCGGTGCTCAGGCAGGTCGCAGGTGACACAGCTGGCAATGTCGGGGGTTCGCCGGTCCCAGTAGCCGGCGTCCACGCCGGTGCACTCGGGGCAGTAGGCGACCCACCGCCCGCCAGCGGTGACGCCACAGCGCCAGCCGGCTACCCGGGCCTGCCCTACCGGGATGCTCTCGGTACGGGAATCGGCGGTGCAGGTAAGCAGACGACTGACGGTCATGACGCGCCCCCGTCCGGCAGTGCGGCGTACCTGTCGGCCAACGTCGGCCGGCGGCCCCGAGGGGCAGCCGGCCGGATCGCTGCGGCCAGCTCGGCGATTACGGCGTTGACGGCCCGGTCCGGGTCGATACCGTCCGCACAACCGGCGCACGCCTCCGCGAGGGCCAGCCCCGCCCGCCAGTCCCGGCCGGGCTCGGTAAGCCAGTCGGCCAGCGTGTTGAGGATGAGGTCGGCCCGGCTCACGGCGTCGGCGCACCAGCCGCAGCCGTGCTCCTGGCAGGCCGTGGCGTGGGGCGAGATGATGGCCACGATCTCGTCGCGCAGGTCGTCGCTCACCGACCCGCCTCCTCACGGCCGGCGAGCCGCTCCCGCGCGGCCACCAGACCCACCCGTAGCTGCTGGGAGGTGCTGATCGCCTGGTCCCGGTCGTCGCGGGCCCGTCGCAGGTCACTACCGAGGCCGCGGGCCAGGTCCCGCCACTGGCCTACCTGCCTGGCACGCCGCTCGTAGGCGGCCTCGGCGATGTCCAGCTCGTCCTGGAGCCGGGACCGCTCGCGGTCGGCCGCATCCAGGGCGGCGGCCAGCTCCCGCACCATGTCGTCGGTCATGTGAGGCTCCAGATCAGCAGGGCGGCCAGAAGATAGATGGCGGCACCGATCGGCACGCCGACCAGAAGGGCAGTGACAATGCGGACGGTGTCCGCGTGCGGATGCGGCGCGGCAGCGTGCCGGGGGCCCTCCAGCGCCGGGCAGCACACGCCGTGCTCACGGCCGGGGACGGTCAGACAGCCGGGGCACACCCTGGGCCCGGAGTGGGTCTGCTCGTGGCGAGGCATCAGGCCACCTCCCGCAGCGCCGGATCCGGTAGCGGGAGCAGGCCGGGGCAGTGCGGCGGCAGCGTCACCGGCTCGAACTCCGGCGGCGGGTAGGTCCCGTCCGCGACCCCGCGCCAGTAGGCGCACGCCTCGTCGCAGAACTCCCCGGGCAGATGCCCACATCCCAGGTCCGGGACGGTGATCGGATCGGCGGCGGCCGTGAGTGGCCAGGACGGGGCGCTCATCGGGCACCCCCGGCGTACTGCGCGACCGCAGCCTCCAGGCCAACGATCCGGCCGGGCTTGTAGTGCCTGGCGTATCCGCGCGGAGCTTTGGTGATCGTGCCGGACTCGTCGGTGTAGAAGTAGTCGTACCGGCCGGGACCGGCGACAACTCGGATGTAATAGCCGGCTCGGGGCATTTCCCCGACGGCCGGGTAGGTGTGGTGCGCGCTGAGGGTGAACGCGGACTCAATTGCCGCGAACGGGATTTCGCGGGTGCCCATCGGGGCCAGCCAGTAGCCCGTGTCGCATCGGCCATCGATCAGGCCGGACGAGGCGTGCTCACGCACGTCTACCCCGCACTCACGCGGGCAGGACATGTAGCCCGACTCCGGGGTGGTCTGCGGCGCTGCTGCCGGCGTGGGTAGCGGGTGCTCACAGTCCCGCCCACGGCTGCTGTAGCAGCGCGGCGAGCAGTAGACACCAGCCGCGGCGGCGGCGCACATCTGCCGCTCGGTGGTGTCGGTACGATCGGTGTGCATCTGCACTTCTCCTTCTGATGGTTGGTTGGTGCGGGTGTCGAGCCCTTCGCCGCGTCATCGGCGGGGGGCTCACTTACTGCGCGCCTCATCGACGAGGCGCTGTATCTGCCACTCCCGCTCCTCAGCGGGAGTCGCCGGCCGCATCCACCTGGGCTCCGGCTCCGGGGCCGGAGCGGGCCGCGAGGCCAGGCCGACGGCGATAAGGGCCAGGCCGACCGCGATGAGGGCTACCGCGCGGGCGAGCAGGGCGGCGGTGGTGATCTCGCGGCCTGGGCCGGGAGGCGGCGGCGGACTACTCGGACCGGCCGGTGGGTGTGTCATGCGATCTTGCCCTTCTCCCGTTGCTGCATTAGCGCGTCAACCGCAGACCGGCGGACGCGAAACCGGGGTCGGGACTTGCCCTGACCGATGTCGATGCGGGGGAGTAGGCCGGCCCACACGAGCCGGTAGACCGTCTGCTTGTGGGTTCGCATGACTGCGGCGGCTTCGTTGACGGTCAGGTAGGTGTCCATCACTCAGCCACCTCGAAGAGGTCCTCGAAGCGGACCAGTAGCCCGAGTTGGCCAAGCACCTCGCTGTGTTGTTGGAGTGCCGCGAGCGTCGCCGCGATTACGGCCTCTCCGGCGTGCTGGTCCCGGCGGAGGCGGGTGATAGTGCGTGATGCGATGCCGAGCAGCCGTGCCCGTGCCTGATCGGAGGTGGCTCCAACGATGCGCGTATAGAGGTCGAATCGGTCGAGACGTAGCCGGACGTGTGGGCGGGCTATCCCGCCAACGTCTCGACATGTCCCGACTTGCATGTCCGTAATCACGTGTCGCAGATTACTCAGACATGCGTGGGATAGCAAGCGGGTCGGTCATGCATGTCTAAGTTCACCCGGACGTATGACTAGACCAAGACATGCATGTCTGGTTACTGTTACCTGCATGTCTCAGCGAGTGCTACGCAGGGCGCGACGGTCAACCATGACCAACCGGCCCATGCGCCCGCCGCCAGTGCTGTCACCATCGCCACGCCTGCCAGCCCCCTCGGACATCCATGTCGCCTACCATGTCCCGATGGATAGTGAGCGCCGGATCGATCGGGCCGAGTGGGCTGCCGTGGTCCGAGAGGTTCTGGAGACGGAGACGGGTGGCAAGAAGGAGCCGCTTGCCCGGCTGCTCGGTATCAACTCCAAGACACTCAACCGTTGGTTGAGTGAAGAGGTGGATGTCTCCGAGGAGTACGTGCGCCTTGTCGCACGGACCACCGGACGTGATCCGATGGTCCTGCTTACGAGGGTCGGGTACTACCGTGAAGCCGATCTCACCATCAAGCCGGCGCCGACCCCGCTTGAGATCGCGGAGGACGCCGCACTGAGGGTGATCGAGGAGAGTGGTCATCCGCCTCGGGTCAAGGCCCGGATGCGGGAGCGTCTACACGAGTTGCGCCGCCAGCGTCAAGCCGCCGAGGTCGAAGAGGTGCAGTGGTGGATTGATCACGCCAAGGAGGCGTAATGGCGTGGATCCGCCAACTCGACTCGGGTAAGTGGGCGGCGACGATCCGATACGGATCCGGATCGAATGATCGACTCACGGAGACCGACAGGTCCAAGGTTGTCATCACCAGGTGGGCCGCTGACCAGGAGGCCAGTCTGCGGCGGGGCGACTGGATTGACCCGCGCGCCGGCAGGAAGACCGTGGGGGAGTGCTGGGAGCAGTGGGGCACCACGTCCCGCCGGCTTGAGCAGGCCAGCCGACGGCGGGACGAGTCCCATTACCGGTGCCACGTTGCACCGCGGTGGGCGGATGTGCGCGTCGGATCGATCCTCAAGCCGGATGTGACGGCATGGGTGGTCGAGATGGAGGGCGTACACACAGCGAACTGCCGCAGCCTGAAAGCCTGTCCCGGGTGCAAGCCGCCGGTCGGCGCGGCGACAATCGAGGGCGCGGTCGGTGTGCTCCGCGCGGTTCTCGACCTGGCGATCGAGGCCAAGCTGATCCGCGACAACGCGGCCCGGGGCGTTCGAACGCCGAAACGCGATGCACATGTTGATCGGGTCCTAGACCCCGATGAGGAGATAGCCCTCCTGGACGCGCTCGATCGCATGTTCCCCGACCGCGTCGACGCGCGCCTGCTTGTCGAGCTGGCTGCCGACACGGGAATGCGGTGGGAAGAGGTTTCAGCAATTCCGCCATCGCTAGTCGATACGCGGCGGCAGCGTATTCACATCGCCTGGGTGATGGAGCGGGACGGCACGGCGCGGCCGTACGCAAAGTCGGCTGCTGGTAATCGTTCGGTTACCTACGGGGACCATCTCTCCGCGCGGATGAAAGAGGCGAAGATTGCGGCGCGGGAAGTGAAGGGCGTGTTTCCTGGCGACGACCCGGGAAGACTGGTTTTCACCTCAGAGAATGGTAAGGAACTGCGGTATTCAAACTGGCATCGTCGGGTGTGGAAACCGGCGCTGCAAGGCATGCCCGAGCGGCAGATGGTAAAGGGGCATAAGTTCCGGCCGGCGGTCACGGGCGCAGACCTGGATGACCCGCAGCCGACTCCGCATGACCTGCGACACACGTTTGGCACCCGGCTTGCGGACGAGGGGGTGCCGTTGCACGACATCATGGCGCTGATGGGGCATGAGGATGTGCGGTCGGCGCAGCGGTATCTGCACTCTCGGGAGGAGCGGTTCGACCGGGCGCGGCAGGCGTTGCGTCGGGCGCGCGGTGGATCATGA